CTATGCGGAGCAGTGGCGGAAGTTCGCGAACGAATACGGGCTGACTGCCGCCGCTCGTTCGAAGGTCATGGTTCCTGAAGACGGCGAGAACGCGGACCTTGAGGCGTTGTTGAATGTTAAGGAATAGCGGGGATCGTTGGGACGACTTGAAGCCGTCGATCGAAGCCGAGTTAGCGCGGCTTCCGAAGGGCGTCGCCTTCGATCGCGACTCAGCACAACGAGCGGTCAACTTCTTCGAAAAGGTTCTGAAGCACGGGAAGGGCGCGTTCGCGGGCAAGTACTTCTCGTTGCTACCGTGGCAATTCGAAATCATCGCTCTTGTCTTCGGGCTCGTTGACTCTCAGGGCTTGCGACAGTTTCGGAAGGCTTACATCGAAGTCCCGAAGAAGTGCGGTAAGTCAGAGATGGCGGCGGGCGTCGCGCTGTATCTGATGGTGGGAGACAGCGAGCCCGGTTGTGAACTCTACTCGGCAGCCGCCGCGAAGGATCAAGCTGGCTTAGTGTTCAAGGTCGCGGCTTCGATGGTGGAAGCGTCGGACGTGTTGAAGCGGCAACTTCGCGTTATCCGTTCGACGAAGTTGATTCACAAGAAGCGAGACATCGATAGCTTCTATCGAGCGGTCGCGGCAGACGGCGACACGATCGACGGTGTGAACCCTCACGGCGTTATCGCGGACGAGCTTCACAGATGGAAGCACGGCAAAGCGATCGACTTATGGGACGTGCTTCAGAAAGGCATGATTGCCCGTACTCAACCGCTCACGTTCGCGATTACGACGGCGGGCTTACCGGAAGAGTCGCCGCTAGCATGGAAGGATCACCAATTCACGAAAGCGATCGCGAAGGGCGAAGCTCAAGGCCCCCGCTTCTTCGGTCGCATCTTCGGGGCGGACCCGGAAGACGACTGGTTAGATGTTCGGACATGGACGAAAGCGATCCCGTCACTCGCTACGAACCCGGGCGGATTCATCTCGGTTGACGCGATTCAGACTCTCGCGGAAGAAGCCGCTCAGAAGCCCGAAGAAGTCGCGGCGTTCAAGCGGTTTCACTTGAACATGTGGGGACAGAAGGATAACCGATGGATCGATATGCAGGCGTGGGACGCTTGCGCGACTCCGTTGCGTCGTCCGAAGAAGGTCGAACGGCAGTCTCAACCGTGCTTCGTCGGACTCGACTTGTCAGTGAAGACCGATCTTACAGCCGCCGCTAGGGTGTGGCCGTACGAAGACGGCTCTTATGATTGCGACGTTCACTTCTTCATACCGAAGGAAGGACTCAGACAGCGAGAGCTTCGCGATAAGCAGCCCTACTCACATTGGATTAAGGAAGGTCTCATTACCGCCTGCGAAGGACCCGTCGTTGATCTCGACGCGGTTGAGGCATACTTGAGACAGACACACGAAACTTACGGCATCTTCGAATTAGCCTACGACCCGTGGAACGCGGGACAGCTAATGAAGAAGCTAACGGATTCGGACATCCCGTTGATTGAAGTTCGTCAGAACTTCGGCAACTTGTCCGAGCCGACGAAACTTCTGCAAGAGAAGGTCTTGCAACGACTCTTCCGTCACGGCGGGAATAAGGTCTTACGTTGGAACGCCGATTGTACGGCGATCAAGTCCGACGATAACGACAACATTCGGCCCGTGAAGCCCGATCGCAATAAGACGGGTAAACGTATCGACGGCATCTTAGCCGCGATTCTCGCTCTCTCCCGGGCAATGCTTCAGTACGAGAGAGGTTCGGCTTACGAGAAGGAAGGGCTCACGTTCTTGCAATGACACTTCCGAATCTGTTTTCTCTAGCAGGCATTCGAAGCTTGCTCTTTGACAAGCGTTCGTCGTTAGAGAACCCTAAGACGAACCTTGACCGCTACGTCGAGATGCTGACGGACGGCTACTCGACGTACTCGGGAATCTACATCTCGGAGAAGACTGCCCTCAGCATCATCACGGTAAATGCGTGCGTGCGGATCATCTCTCAGGGAACCGCGATGCTCGACTTCCCGTTGTATCGGTTGGAGACGAGCAAGGGTCGCACGTACAAGACCGAAGCCCGCGAACATAGTCTTCATCGTCTACTGACGAAGAAGGTTAATCCGCTGATGACCGCGTTTCGCTGGAAGCGGCTTACGGCGGCTCACATGGCGTTTTATGGCAACTCGTACTCGTTTATGGACGTTGCGGCGAACGGCGTGATTCGGGGCTTCTATCTCTGGCACCCGTCACAAGTCGAGTACCGCATCGGTCGCGACGGGCTTGGCAGGATGCAAGCTTTCTACACCTTCAAAGAGAACGGGCAAGTCATCTACGACAACATTCCGTCTGATTACGTTCTTCACTTTCGCGGCCCGGAGATTGATAACAACGGACTCGGGATGAACCCGATTGAGGCGATGAGACACCGACTCGGCTATGCTCACGCGACTCTTGAGTACGGGGCGAAGACGGTCTCTAACGGGGCTACGATGTCGGGTCTTCTGAAGCATCCTTCCCGCCTCAACGCTGAAGCGAAGAAGAACCTCAAGCAGTCGTGGGAGAAGCAGCACAACGGGCTGAAGAATGCGGGCGGCATCGCGGTCTTAGACGAAGGTCTCGACTTCGTTCCTCTGACGATGAAGCCCGCCGACGTTCAGTTCTTAGAGTCGATGAAGTTCAGCCGTTCGGAGATTGCTTCGGCCTTCGGCGTTGCGGCTCACTTAATCGGCGACTTGGAACGTGCTACATTTTCGAACATTGAACATCTCGGAATCGAGTTCGTTCGATTCTGCCTAGGTCCGTACCTAGAGTGTATCGAGAGCGAGATAAACACGACTGCTCTCGGAACGTCGGAACAAAACCGCTATGCGGCAGAGTTCAAACGGAAAGAACTTCTTCAGGGCGATTCGAAGTCTCAAGCGGAAGCGGCGGCGATCGATCTTGCTCACGGGGCGATGACTCCGAACGAGCGGCGAGCCGAACTCGGCTACAATCCCCACGAAGACGGCGACACTCTGTTCGTGAACAGTACTCAAATTCCGGTTGCTATAGCAGCACAAGCGAAGGCCGCAAACAGCGAGCCCGCTCCTGCGAAGCAGAAGTCGGAAGGCGAAGAAGGGGCGGAAGATGACGAGTAACCTTGAACGTCGCGTCTACGGCTTCGAACTCCGGGCGGCGAAGCAGGATGAGAAGCCGAAGCTCTCGGGTTATGCGGCCCGGTTCAATGATCGGTCGAAGGACCTAGGCGGGTGGGTCGAAGAGATTGCCCCGGGCGCGTTCTCTGAGTCGATCACGAATGACGACATTCGTTGTTTGTGGAATCACGACAGTAACTTCGTTCTCGGCAGGAACCGGGCGAAGACACTCACCCTCACTGAAGACGAGCGGGGTCTAGCGATCGACAACGAGCCGCCGGATACTCAGTGGGCGCGGGACTTGCTTGTCAGCATCGGGCGCGGAGACATCAACGAGATGAGCTTCGCGTTCGAAGTGATTGATCGTCGTTGGGACGATGTAAACGGGGTCGCGGTTCGTACCTTGACGAAGGTCAAGCTGTATGAGGTTTCGCCCGTAACTTTTCCCGCGTATAATTCTACGCAAATCGGATTGCGTTCGGCTTCGGAAGTCTTGGCAGAGAAGGCTAACCTTCTCGACGAGATGAAGCAAGAACTTCGCAACGGTCGCTCCGTGGAAGACATGAAGCGGCGGTTGGACGTGTTGGCAAAGCTGTCGTAAGAACAGCGAACTTAGATAGGCCGGAGAAAGTAAATGAACCTGATTGAGCTTCGTAAGAAGCGGGCGAAAGCTATTGCTGACGCTCGTTCCATCGTTGACGCTTCCCCGACTGCTGTTCTGTCGGCAGAAGACGCGGCGAAGTGTGACGCCTTCATTAGTGAAGAGCGCGAACTGGCGAAAGAGATTGAGCGTCGCGAAGCGATTGAGAACGCCGACAAGGCTCTTAGGTCGGACGAGCGTCTCATCGTTGCGCCGACCGGCGAAGTCCGTTCCGTCAAGGTCAACCCGGAACAAGAGTTGGAGAAGGAACAACGCTTCTTCGAATTGCAGCGTCGCCGTTTGCTCGGTGCCGACTTCAACGACGAAGAGCGTACCTTCCTCCGTTCCTTCCGCAACGTCGAGAACCGCGATCTCAACACGGGTACGGGTAGCGCGGGCGGCTATACGATCCCTCGCGGCTTCGTCAACGAGTTGACCGAAGCGCGGAAGGCGTTCGGCGGCATCTTCCGCACGAATCACTATTCGTGGAAGACGGCAGCGGGCAACACGATCGACGTTCCGACTGAGAACGACACGACGAACGAAGGCGCGTTGCTGGCGGAAGCCGCTGAAATCACCACGCAAGACACGGCGTTCGGAACCCTCACCTTCGGCGCGTACAAGTACACGTCGAAGATGATCAAGTTCAGCCGTGAGATGGTGCAAGACTCGGCGTTCGATCTTCGCGGCTACCTTCGCCGCAAGACTTCCGAGCGTCTCGGTCGCATTCAGGCGAAGCATTGCACCACGGGTACGGGCAGCGGTCAGCCTCAGGGTGTGACTGTGTTCGCGTCGGCGGGTCTGACGGCTGCTTCGGCAACCGCGATTACCGCTGATGAGTTGCTTGATCTCAAGTACTCTGTCGATCCTGCTTACCGCAGCAACGGCGAGTACATGATGCATGACACGACTTGGAAGAACATTCTCAAGCTGAAGGACACGAACGGGCGTCCGCTGATCAACATCGCCGACGCTGGCATCTCCGACGAAGGCGAGCCGCTCCTGTACGGTCGTCCGGTTCGCATCTCGATGGAGATGGCGACGCCTGCCGCGTCTGCCGTTTCTGTCCTGTACGGCGACTTCTCTTCGTATTGGGTCCGCGAAGTTCTCGACATCGTTCTTGTGAACCTTGTTGAGCGTTACGCCGAGTACGATCAGATGGCCGTTGTTGCGCTGATGCGTCTCGACGCTAAGGGCGTGAACGCGGGCGTCGCTCCGATCAAGAAGCTCACTCAGGCCGCTTCCTAAGCGGTAAACAATCGAACCTAACAAGCCCCTGCTTCGGCGGGGGCTTCCTTGTATCAGGAGTCATTTCAATGCTTGTTCGAATGTTGACCGCGTACGCTTCTGCGACCCTGGTAATCCCGCACGGACATACCGGCGAGCTTCCCGACGAAGAAGCCGCCCGCTACATCGAAAAGGGGCTAGCCGAGCCCGTCGCGACCCCGGGTTCGACCCCGGAACCGCCCGCCTCAGTCCCCGAGCCGCCTTCAGAGGGTTCCGAGACCCCCGCGAACGGCCCGGAAACCCCGTCCGTTGCCCCTGAGACGCAATCCGCGCAGTCGTCTAAGGCATCGGGGCGGGTTAGCCGCCGAAAGGGGAACTAGGGGCAATGGACGGGACTTACCGCTTAATCCAAGCGAACCCCGCCGCTCTCGCGACGCTGGAAGAGTTGAAGGCGCATCTCAACTTGACCGGCGACAGCGAAGACGGGAACCTGACCCGCTACCTGAAGGCCGCACATCGGAACGTCGAGAACCATTCCGGGCGTTCGCTGCTTACTCAGACGTGGCAGCTAG